GTTCAAGGAGGTGTCCCGAGTCGGGAACGCCTTGGACCTTTCAGTGAGGTGCCGGAACATTGCTCAGGTGTTGGCCCGCTCTCCCACCATATCAAACATGTGTGAGGAGCACCCGGAAGAAATCCGATTCACAGCACTGCGTGCTTTCATTCTCACGGGGGCAGTGAGTGGCTCAGAGAACATTAAGGCGCTGTCCATGTGTGAGGCCAAGTATGTCCATCACTACACATGCCCCCGCCCGCTGGACTTTGAATTGCTTATGAAAAGTCACGGTGTCCACTTCATGGAAGATTGTCTTCCCTTTTCATGTAAATTCTTGAGAAGTACGCGTATGGCGCCTCTGACTGTAGATGAGGTTGTGCCGTACAAGCCGGATTGCTCTGATTTGAATAGTGTGGCTGCTGGGATGGCTAAACGCCTATTTCCCGTTCTGCCCGCTCGCACCCCCCTTATGGCTGATAGACTTCGGGAGAGTGTGCGGAACTTTACGCTCCTGTGTCAGTCCCATCCCAGCCCCACAACATATGATCAGGCTCTTGAGAAGTTCATGAGAGGAAGACCCCAATTTGAGGTGGAAGGTCTGCTGGAGGGAATAACCAAGTGGAACGAAGACCCACATGAGGCCATCAATTTCTACCTAGATGGAGAAAATACTTACTCCAGTTTTTACAAGCAAGAGTGCTATCCCGATGGCTCCCGGAAGCCCCCACGATTCATCATGTGTTTGCCGCTTGTGTGCCGGGGTATCCAGTTTGCTGCTATGTGGTCCGTGCTGGACAACATTGAGCATGCCACCCATCCATGTAACGTAAAGGGCTTGACCCCTGACCAGATTCGACAGAAACTCCAACGAAAGTTTGATACAGTTCCTGTCTGTGCGGAAACCGATTACTCATCTTTCGAGTCGTGCCAGACTCACGAATACAGAAACATGGTAGAGAATGAGATTTTTATGAAGCTTGCACCGCCGAACACCCGTGAATTCATTGTTCGTGCATTGATAAGACGCCCCTTTGTTCGTGTCAAAGGCCCAAACTTCACAATAGACAAGATGCCACACATTCGCATGTCCGGTGACTACTGGACTTCTATTGGGAATCTCGTCAGCAACATAAATAACACCTGCGCATGCTTTTATCCGGACCACGTCATGCCCATCGAGGAGGTCTTGGATTCGTGTATCTTCGAAGGGGATGATGCTGTGCTTCCAGTGGCACCTGATGGGGCTAAGAATTATGAGGCGCGTGCGGGTGACTGTGGCATGATCATAAAATTGGATCTGGGGAATTGGTCAAGCCTTGCCTTTTGTGGCAATCACTATGAGGATGTGCATGGTGAGGTGGTCCAGTCCAAGGACCCGGCTAGAGCTCTGGCGAGTCTCACAGTCTTATATGACGCCGACCAGA